GAGGCGGTTTTGATGTTCTAACTGTCTATATATTATCACGTCTAGACAGACCGTAGGTTACAATCATGTTACAGTTGTGTTACAGTTGTGTTACATGATAGTAAAGGGGGATACCCTTTTAACTATCATATGTTAGTTATCCATGCCTAACTAATCTCACGGGGATAGTTTTGGTAAATAAACCTTGTTAGTTATATATAGAAGTCGGTGGGTGCAATTTTCCATGACTAAATTAAAAATTCAATTAATGACTAAATTAAAAATTCAATTAATGACTAAAATTAAAATTCAATTTCCCATGACTAACTGACTAACTGACTAATTACAAAAATTTGATTTAAATCGATAATTATGCTATAATTATAACAAGAAGAACTATACCCTACGGCAACGTAGTACAAGGAGTATAAATGAAAAACCGCCTCAATCTGAATTTCAACCTGCAAACCGCAGAGGAACGTCTAAACTACGTAAATCACTACCTTAGCGAAGACCCCGAAATCGAGGGCCGCTTCCTCTATGCGCCGACATCTGAGGAACTCGAAACTATCGCCAACTATGTACTCTATGGGAAGACCTCATCAGACGCGCGCTTCGATGTCCGCGACCGCAAAGGTGTAGACGGAGTACGCTCAGTCGTCGCCGCCGGCTACGTCCAAATCGACTCAAGAAACACGTCCTGGAGCGCGCGTCCAGAGGACTCCCTCGAGTCGCTCTACGAGGCCGAAGGCGCGTCGCCCGAAACACAATTCAATTTTAAGTCCATGATATCTGGGAAGCCGGCCTCCGCCAAAACCGTCTATAAGAACGGCAAGCAGCCAGTTTTCGATCGCGAAGCCACGCGAAGAGAACTCCTAGAAAAACACCGCTTAGAACTACTCTCACTCTACGAGGACCTCTGGACACAAATCGACGAGGTCGAATACGCGGTCGCTCTCTACGAAATTAAAATGGGTCGCCGCAAAACCAAATTAGAAGTGCGCCCTGAACTCGTCGCGCGCCTAAATCCTCAACAGATCGCGGCAGCAACTGAGTTAGTGACTCATCTTAACATCTATAGCGGCGGCAAATTAAAGCACCACCTCGTTGAACTACGCCGTCAACAATACGCCTATCGCGATTCCTATCGCCCGACAATCCTCAATACGCCCTATACGCGCCATGCCTCAGAGCCGGAGCGCGTAATCTTCCCCCGCATATTGCCCCTAGGAGGACCTTGCAGCGGCACTTTCAACGGGCTACTCTTCGCGCCCGAACTATCTCCGGCTCATTTCAGCGCGCCCTTCCAAGACTATCTCTCAAAACTCATCGCCACTAACGAAGCCCTTACGCCGCAGGAGCGCTTATCAAGCTACGATTTCACCAACATAAATCACGTGGCGCTTCTAATCTACAACCACAATGATATTTTCAATGATTCCATTAGCGCCGACTTCTATGAAGATCAAGAGTACTGGAACCAGTTCACGGCCGCTCTCAACTTCTACATCTCGCGCGCTAACCTAAAGCCGTTCCAGTTCGACCTCATCAGGTTGAAAATAGCGGGTTGGCGCAATGAGGATATCGCGCAATACATCTTCAAGCACTACGGCAAATTGTACCGTACTAACTACATCAGCACAATCTTCAGAGATAAATGCTGTAAAGAAATTACTAAAGCCGCCCAGTTACACTTAGATCTTATGCGCTCCGTTTTAAAAGGAAAGCAGCACTTCAAAATTTGTAGCGAATGTGGCCAACTTCTACTTAAGAACGCAGATTACTTTATCCGACGCAAAAGTGCTCGTGATGGCCTAAGCGGCTTCTGCAAAAACTGTAGCAAACTAAAGCGCTTAAATAAGCCGGGAGCAACTAAATGAACAAAAAGGTAATAGACTATATTGAGATATTAAAGAGGGCGCAGAATAATAAGAAGCAAGTCGAGCTTCTAAATTTTATGGCGCTTCTTTCACAAATGGATAACCTCGACTTAATTGGTTTCGCGGTATTTCTCAGTGTCCCATTAGCTGCTATGGATTCCGATGGGATTCGACAAACGCGCCCGTTCGAAGATGTATTCAGTGATATGATAGATGAATTCCTTAAAACCTCCGATAGCTATCGTCTTCAAATCATAAAAATGGCGGAGGAGATAGTTAATGCTGAAGCCGACAATCTTAAATAATAAAACTGTCGTCCCCAAGGTTTGTTCCTCATGCCAAAACCGCAAGTTATCTACGGATTTTGTGCGCGCCAAGTCGATCCTCTTCAAGGACGGCTTAGCGACTATTTGCAATTCTTGCTTAGTAGATTTCTTTACTAAACATAATTGGTCTTGGGAATCCGTCAATAAGATGTGCCAATTAATAGATATTCCATTTATACCAACGGAGTTTGAACGCCTACGTGAAACCTCTGGTGAAAGCGCCTTTACCGCATATGCAAAGATTATGAGTGAAGCGCCCTATGAGGACCTCGGCTGGATGGAATATTTTCACGAATTCCAGAAACTAAAACAAGCTCATTTGCTTGAAAACGAATTGCCGCTAATTAGAGAGCAGCGCTTTGAATCTCTGCGCGAAGAATGGGGAGCGAACTACGATGAAGAAGAACTCCTCTATTTAAATATGCTCTACTCCGGTCTACAAAATACGCAGAATATTAACGGCGCCCTACAAACTGACCAGGCGCGTAAGCTTTGCAAAATCAGCTTAGCTATTGATATTAAAATCCGCGCCGCTGAAGACTTTGATAAGTTAATGTCTTCATACGACAAGATGATTAAAACCGCAGAATTTACGCCTAAAAACGTTAAAAATGAAAACAATATCGACTCATTTGGTGAAGCGGTAGCATGGCTCGAAAAGCGCGGTTGGGTAAATACATACTTTGATGATGTTCCTAAAGATTTAGTTGATGAAGTCATCTCTAATCTCCAAAATTTTACTCAGCGCCTATATCTAGAAGAATCAGGAATCGGTGAAGAAATTACAAGCCGAATTGAAACATTAAAAATCGCCCAGAACCTTGAAAAAACTGGGACAAGTAATTATGATGTAGATTTAGATGCAAAATTTGAATATGATAAATATGATAATGTTGGATTTGAAGAATTACATAATGAATCTTTTAATGTTGAAGATATTGATTCCTTCGAGGAGACACGCCGCATATGAGTGAAAGAGCTAAACTCCCCGGCATTAGAACTCTATTAAAAGATGATATTAATGTCAAAAAAGGTATGCGTCACGGGACGATCGTCGAAAAAGGTATTTCATTAACCTCTCAAAAGATGGAATTAATTCACGATAAAGTCGCCGCTAAAATGAATTTCTTTTCAGTCTACCCAGATTTATTTATTGATGAAATGCTAAATCCAACTGATTCCAATTTTAAAATTTTATTTACTCAGAGAATTCTAATGCGCTCAATGATGCGCTATAAAAAGATACATATTACCGCGGCTCGTGGTTTTAGTAAAACCTTCGTTTCCGTTTTAATGTTTATCATTAAATGTATTTTTCAACCAGGTTCTGATATCGCTATTACGGCGCCTACTAAGAAACAAGCCTCTGAAGTAGCTAATCAAAAAGTTACTGAGATTCTTTCAAGATTCCCATTACTACAGAACGAGATCGCAAGCCGGACTGCTGGTAAGGACTACATGGTGATCAGATTCAAGAACGGCAGCATAATAGAGGTTACCGCCGCGCTAGAGACTACCCGTGGTCGTCGTTTTCACGGTGTACTAGTCGACGAATTAAGAGACCAAAATGGCGACAATATTAACTCAATCCTCTTACCAACTCTAGTTATTTCAAGAAGAACTGCCGGACGTGGTATACTCAATCCAAAAGAACCGCATCAAATGCAGATCTTCACAACATCAGCGAGTTCAAAATCATCTTATAATTACGAGAAACTTCTTGAAGTTCTCATGGATAGTATAATTCAGCCCAAATCTAATATTGTATTTGGATTAGATTACCGAGTTCCAATCGCAGAAAAATTAATTGACAGTAGATATATTCAAGATATGAAATTGTCAAATACTTTCAAGCCGAATGATTTTGCTCGAGAATTTCTCTCAATATATACAAGCGATAATGAAGACTCATGGTTTAACTTTACACAACTAGCGCGCCATCGCAAAATCATCAATGCAGAATGGTCGCGAAAAAATGTAATATCCCCTGATTTGTTCTACTTAATGTCAGTGGACGTGGGCCGATTTCACGACCAAACCGTAGTTACCGTTTTCAAAGTTAAACCAAGCAAAGGAAAATATTATTGCAAAGTTGTTAATATCTATGTATTAGGACGTACAGATCAGTCCAAACAATTCTCTGAACAGGTTAAAGATATAAAACGAATCATTCGTGCTTTTAACCCAATGGAAGTTGTCATTGATATTAATGGATTGGGCGCGAGTATCGCAGATCAAATGATACTACCTCACTTCGATAACGATGGAACAATATTGCCTCCGTATGGATTCTCAAATGATGAATCGTATAGGAAAATTCAACCAATGGATGCACCTCGGATCCTTTATGGTATTAAAGCATCAGCAAGCCTTAATAGCCAAATGTTCAGTAATTGTTATAGTAAAATTCAATCCGGTCAGATAGATTTCTTGATTACGGAAAGAGAAGCTAGAAGCAAATTACTTGCTACAGAGAAGGGTCAGAAAATGTCCGCGGAAGAAAAAACTAAACGATTAATGCCTTATGAAATGACTTCTAAGTTATTTGATGAGATGGGGAACCTCCGTATGAAAGCGCAAGGTGGAATGAACATCGTCCTAGAACAAATTAATTCACGTTTCCCTAAGGATAAATTTTCCTCGCTCATTATGGGTCTATGGAGAATTAAAGAATTAGAAGATGCTCAATTGAAGAGTTTTAGACGCCGAGGAAATGGCGAAATACGGAATTTGATATTCTATTCGGGAGGCCGGTAAATGGAAAACCATTCATATAGTTTAGAAAATTTTGTAAAAGCACAAGAAGCTATGGTGGCGACATCAGAGAATTCTTTCAACGGCTTTTATAATTTTAGAAACTCTCGCCAAAAGGATTATACGCAAGAAGAAGCGAAAAAGATAGTCCATAATGGCACGATAGCGAGACAATCTGATTTGTCGCGCTCTTTCTTTAATCAAAACGGCTTCTACAAACGCACTCTTTTACACTATGCTACTATATTAAAATACACAGGTATTTTAATCCCTAATCCAAACTCTGGGCAATCTCTCCAAAATAATGCCTTGACAAAAAGATATAATCAAGCAATAGATTTATTAGAGCGCATGAATTTAACTACATTATATAGTAAAATCGCACTAACAACGCTAATTGATGGAACTTATTATGGTGTTATTAAAGCAATTACTAAAACTGAATTTTCAGTTGTAGATTTACCATTTGCTTATTGCAGAACAAGATTCCAAGATTTAAATGGTAATGACAAGATCGAATTTAACTTACAATATTTTGATACAATTTTAGAAGCTTCAAATCGCGCTGCTGCTCTGGCGGCTTATCCCAAAGAGATAGAAAAAGCATATCGAGCTTGGACTAAAGAGAAATCAGTGAAGAATTCTTGGCTTCATATTCCTACTGATATTGGAATATGTTTTCAATTTTTCGATAGCCGTCCTTTATTTCTTCAAATGATTCCTTCTACTATTCAGTATGATGAATCTATCGATGTTGAACAAGCGCGAGCATTAAACGAAATACGAAAAATAATTGTACAAGAAATTCCACATCTAGCTACTGGAGAATTACTATTCGAGCCAGATGAAGCTGAAGTAATGCACAGAGCGGCGACAGCGATCATTAGTTCTAATAACCCATATTCTTCCGTTTTAACTACCTATGCTAAAGTTTCAATAGAAGATACTAAAACAAACTCTGAGGCTAGTTCAGCTGCCAATATTGAGAAGATGAAAAATAATATTTATAATGTAGCAGGCGCTTCCCCGCAGTTATTCGCGGCAGCCGGTAATTTATCCTTAGAATCCTCTTTAAATAATGACTTGGCACTTATGATGATTTTGGTTTCAAAATTTGAGCGCTGGGTTGGTAGGATAATTAATGCCGAGTGCGCCAATACTGCAATTTCATTTAGATATACTATTCTACCAATAACATGGTACAATCAAAAAGATAAAATAACAGAATATCTAAAAATGGCAACTGTTGGGTATAGTTTCCTATTACCTGCATTGGCACAAGGATTTTCACAGAAAGATTTAAGTAACTTAAAAGACTTAGAAAATGACGTACTTAAACTTGCAGATAAAATGATTCCTTTACAATCTAGTTTCACTGCATCTAGTAAGAAAGAAGATTCAAAAGCGCCGACAGAAGAGGGCGGTCGTCCTCCTGTGGAAGAAGAAGAAAAAGCTGAACAAACAAAAGCAAATGAAGAAAGTATTGATAAAGGAGGGAATACTTAATGTCTAAAAAACTAAATTATCAAGTATTTCCTGTGACTGTCTTTGAAGAAGGTGAAAAGATTAGCGAAACATTAACTAAAGCTCGTCTCCGTACTTTTTATAAGGGCAAAAATCGTAATATGAGTTTTATTAGCGACGAATTCGCTGATCAACTTTTATCAACTATAGCATATGCTCCCGTCAAAGGAATTTATCAATCAGATACTGAGGATTTCGGTTCTCATGGGGAACCAAGCGATGGTAAGATTTATGGGGTTGTTCCTGAAAATCCTAACTTCGCCTGGGAGTGGTATACTGATGAAGATCTCATTGCAAGAGAATATGCTTGTGTAGATGTATATTTGTACACAGGACTATATGAAAAAGAGAGCAAAAAGATAATCGGCTCAAGTCAGAGCATGGAACTTTTTGGTCCAAGTATTGAAGGCTCTTGGCAGAAAATAGATGAAGATGAATTCTTCGTATTTACTCGAGGCTCATTTCTGGGACTTCAAGTTTTAGGTAAAGAAACTTTGCCATGTTTTGAGGGAGCTGCTTTTTATTCCCTAGAAAATATACAAATGCTTAATCTCTTTACTGCTTTATATGAAAAGTTCGATGAACTATTAAAAGTAAGTAAAGAAGGAGGAAAAGATAACATGGAAGATCTTAAATTAGATCAAAACATAGAACCAGAAGTAATAGAAGTGTTTGAAGAAGAAGTTATTGAAGCTGCGGCTGAGGCCACGGTTGAAGCGGAAGTAGTTACTGAAGCGGTTAACGAACCAGATGAAGTTTTAGAAATCATTGAGACAAATTTTGTAGAGTTACAACAAGAAATAGCTACTTTAAAAGCAGAGAATGAAACTGCGCAAAAACAGATATCCGACCTTACAGAAGAATTAAATATTTTGCGTGAATACAAGAAAAGTATTGAAGCCATTGAAAAGAATTCAATCCTTTCTAAGTATGAAGAACATTTAGATACTGCTCAGATTGAAGAAATGCGTGAGAAACTTGATTCATACACAGCACTAGAACTTGATAAAGAATTATCTTATATCTTAGTGAAAAGCGCTAAAAATGTATTTAGTCAAGAATCTGCACCGTACGTTCCGAAAGATGAAGGTATCACCGGTGATCTTGTAAGTATTCTTAGTAAATATAAGAAATAAATTAATATAGGGAGGCAAATATGGCCATTAACAAACTAACTAAAACAGGCTACGGACAGATTGAATTAAATCACGTAGCGTGGCGCAGAGACGGTAGAATCGAAGCACAATGTGCATTAGACGCTACTGATTTTGCTACATTAAAGGCAGAAAACGGAATGATAGTCGCAGTTGATAATGTTGCTCGTAAGTTATTCTTACCAACAGCAGCAAATCTTGCAGTACTACCACTAGGTGTTGTTTATACTACAGAATATATGTATGATGAACGTAAACCTGGTTTGAAAAATTTTGCAACAGGTTTAGAAGATTTCTACGCAAGAGTGGGTTATCCCGCAGTAGGCGATCGTTTTACAACTAATGCAGTTGCCTATGACACAACTGAATTCGCTACTGAAGTTTTGCTTACAGCAGCACTGAAAGCTTTAGCAACAACTCCTCTTTATGCAGGCGTTGTAGAAGCCGCAAAGGGTTACTTAACAGTTTCTGCTACACCGGCTGTTGCAGGTCCAGTATATAAAGTTGTAGAATATACAACAATGCCTGATGGTCAATTGGCCGTTAAGGTACAAGTGCTTAAAGCGTAAGGAGGCTAACAATGGATAATAAGCAATTTAGAGAATTGGCCTCTCATGCGGCCAAAGGTACTGTTCCTCAAGCTAATTTCTCGATTAACCAAGTTAATCAAGCATTTGCTGATGAATTAAATAGCAGAATCGGTAGTGTCAATGATTTTATGCGTAATAAATATGACATTTTCGAAATTATGATTGAACAAATTGATGAAGTTGTTCCTGCTAGAGTTATTGATTTTATGAGTTCTTTCGCAGAAGTTCGTCATATTAATAATAACGAAAAAACTATCTTTGTGGATAAAAAATCTCTTGGCCGTAATCGTGCCAAAAAATTCATTACTCGTGTTGCTCTTGATGGTGTGTATGAAACATTCCGTCTTGATAGAGGTGAATTCGAACTTCCTACATATGCTATCGGTGGTGGCGTTTCCATTGACTTCAGTCGTATGGCTTCAGGCGCCGAAACTCTTGCAGAATTAATGGAAGTCCTTACAGAAGGTCTTACTGATGCAGTTTTCTTGGAAGTACAAAAAGCTCTTCGTGCAGCATATACCGCTGCTGGTGTTGTAGTTCCTACCGCTAACAGAGTTAGTGTAACTGCTTATGATGCTGAGAAATTAGCTCAACTAATCGCCGTTGTTAAAGCTTACGGTGGTGGTGTTGGTAGAGGCGCTGGCGTTATTGTTATGGCTCCGCCTGAATTCATTGCTACAATGGGTGCCGACGCTATCGTGCCTCCTACTGCTGCTGTTGCTGGCGTATATCATCCAGATGATATTACAGCCATTCATCAAACTGGCGCTATCAAACTTTTCCGTGGTACTCCTGTCGTTGAAATTCCTCAGTCATTCACTGACGAATCAAATACAACTACTTGGATCGACCCTCAAATGGCTTATGTTCTTCCTACGGGTGGAGAAAAAGTTGTTAAAGTCGTTCTAGAAGGTGGCACAGAAATGTGGGACAATAACAACAGAGACCGCTCTGTTGAAATCATGGCTTATAGAAAAATGGGTGTTGGTATCCATGCTTACAATAACTGGGGCATTTACAAAAATACCGGCATTACACAAACTATTGCCTGATATTATAACTAGATAAGCTAACCGCAACTAACGGGGGAAGGGAAAACCCTTCCCCTTTTTTACTATTAAGGGTAAAAGGAGTAAAGGAGTAAGATATGAGAGAAATTCAAGCCAATGAAATGGTTGTAGTAAAATCAATGGTAAATGCTATTGTTTTATTAAAAGTACAATCTATTAATTTAAGAAGAGAATGGAACGCCAAAGGCTCGATTCAAAGAATCCGTTTCGAAGATTTAGAAGTGGCCGTTTATGAACCTGGTGTTCGTAATATGTTCGATTCTGGAATTTTATATATCGAAGATATGGCAGTAAAACAACGCCTAGGATTAGAACCAGAAGAAGCTGTTGCTCCAGTAAATATTATTGTTTTTACTGATAAGCAGATTCAAAATTTACTTATTAAAGGCAGTTTAAGTGATTTAGAAAAAGCAGTAAAATCTGTTGGTGCTGAACAAGCACTAGAATTTTCTAGAGCCGCGGTTGAACTAAAAATTAGAGATGGTTCTAAAACAGATCTATTAGAAGAAGTTACTGGTCAAAAAATTCGCAAAGCTATTGAATTTAAAATCGCCGAAGAAAAGGCTGCTATACAAGAAAAAGCTAATAAATAAGGAGGTCAAGTATGACACCTTTAACACAGTTATACAATGCCTTCCTTTCTCTTATTCAAGAAGATGAATGGGAGAGCTGGTCTAAATTAGATCGAGAACAAGATTGGTATCAAATTTTTCTTGCGGCAAGCCCGTGGTTTAAGTTTCCCAGAATCAAGCTTGATGTAGACACCGAGAATCAGAATTTTACCTATGATGTTACTAATGCAGAGATTCAAGTATTAGCGCATTATATGAAAACTGTTTGGCTTGGTCGTCTAATTGACTCTTGGGAAAATTTGCGTCCGATGTATCAAGAAAGAGATTTCTCTCCCGCTAAGATGTTGGGAGAGTTTGAGAAGCGCCATGATAGTCAATTAAGATTGGCACGTAGATTAGAAGCGACATATTATCGTTCTAGAAATGGGCAACCATTTCCTTATGATAATTTAGGAGGTATTCGATGAATGAAATTAAAATTGGATATCATAATAAATTAAAGAATAAAGTTTACGGACTTCTATGTGAGTATGAACGCAATACACAATGGGAGAAATTCTTAGATTCAATTTTAACAGAACTAATTGGATTCCCCGAAGAAAATAGAACAATTGATTATTATATCATTTTTTACAGATTATCCGCGGCGGGGTATTTTAATCATACCTATTTTAGGAAGGCAATTTTTGACTCCATGGCTCTACTAGATAGACTGGAGGATTGATATGTCTTATTATGATATTTATGATAAAAGAATAAACAGATTCGGAGATAGTAAACTGAGCCGCTTAAGTGGTGGTCGCCAGAAGAACTTTGAATCGTTTCTACAAGAGTCACCTCATCAAACATCTTTTAGATATTATGATAATACAGAAGAAGAATTTATTGAAATTCCATGTGTCCTAGAACCATTGCGTCAAAACGAAACAAAAACATTAATGCACTTACTATGTAAACAAGATGTTATAATTCCAATAGGTACCTTAGGTACGGCTAATAATAAAACTTTTCTACTATATTATCTTGATGAAAATTCAATGAGCGGCTACAACCGCTATACAGTAATTAAAATGTCACATAATATTACTTGGATTGAAAATGATACAGAAAATGCTTCTCCAGCCTATCTCTATTATCAAGAAGATAATATGCTTAAAAATGAATTGAGATCAAGAAGTCGTACAGATACTTTATACTTAGAAAATCTGAAACTGAACTTTTTAATTATGCCTGCGACTCCAAATATTAAAGTCGGTACTTATATTACAATACCAGCGGTGACCGGTGAGATACAAGCCTTCCGAGTTACTGGTTATGATCTTGTTTCTACTCCTTACATCATGTATGTGAGCATGGACCCGACCTATTTGCGCGACGAATCTCCGCCATCTACTCAATATCCAGAAGATAAGCCAGAAGATTTCTTTTGGATGAACGGAGGTTAATGATATGTTTGTACCAACATCACAAGAAAGATCTTTAAAAAAACTAGGATTAAATCTCCAATTATTATTAAAGCGCTTAGGAGCTAATCAAAATCTATTAAGATATTTATTTTATACCGATGACGATCCATTGTCAAAAACTAAAACCGATGTAACCTTTCAAGAAGTTTGGAAAAAGAATATTTTACCAGTACCAATCATTGGTACTAAAGATGATTCTACTAGTGTTATAAGTTTAAAAGTTTTAAATGGAACTGAACATTCTGAGAATTCTGAATTCATAGATATATTTTTAAATATTGAAGTTTTTGTTCCGATTACACAATGGATTCTTAAAAGTGACAACATGAGACCCTTTTTAATCATGGGAGAAATTTTAGAATCTTTAGATGGTAAAAAAATTGAAGGACTAGGAAATCTTACTGCTTTGAATTTTAGTATTAATTTTCTAACAGAAGAAATGAGTTGTTATGAAATGCAATTCTACCTAACACAATTTAAATGATTAGACCAGAAGTTATAATTAAAGAACCTATTGTCTTTGGAAAGATCGCCGTTATACGACCGCCAACAGTTCGAGATGCTACTTCTAATCCAAATTTTAATTTGTATTTAAAAATGATGACAATTTCTCAAGAAGAGATTTGGGACGAAATTCTAAAAAGAGAAGGCGAGGATATTCTTAAAATTGGAGATTATATAGTACCCACTAATGCGCCGACCCCACTTCAACAACTAATTGAATTTTATAGTCAAGGAGAAGAGGGCGAAACATTAGTAAAAGAGGCTTTTATATTTTTTACTGGGGAATCAATAAGAGCGGCTAAAGAAAGCAATGTAATTGTTTTCGCAGAAGATTTAATTGAGAACGCTAAAATAGAAGATCTTAGAATACTAGACGAAAAGATATTTTTTAGTTTCCAAAATGCCGTTAGAATGGCTTGTGGCTTAAGCGTTAAGGAGGAACTTTCCCTTGACGAAAATCCTAAAATAGCTAGAATAAAAGCTAAGGCAAGAGAACGCGATCGTATTAAGGCTAAGAGTAGCAAATCTGGTGGAATTCATTATAGTACATCTTTATTGGCACTTTGCAGTATGGGGATTGGAATAACTCCACATAACATAGGAGATTTATCTTATGGTGTAATTTCTCCTTTAATTAAGATGCATCAGCAGAAAGAAAAATATGAGGCGGATTTATTAGCTGCGACGAGTGGTTTTGCTAAAAAAGGAAGTAAAAATCAATATTGGATGAGAGATCTAAAAGATGAATAAATTTATGTAAATCCTTATTTAAAACTCTACTTACACAAGGAGAGATTCACGCCGCTTAATTTCTTGGAAATTTAGCTGTACATGAGTATCGAATTGCTGTGAGAGAAAGTGTATGATATAATATAGTTTGGATTTAAAAATAACAAATTAAACTGGAGGTTTAATTAAATGGCAAATATTTTAGATAAATATGGCATTAAGGAAGTAGCTGATTAGAAAATTATAGTTAGCCTAGAGAAGTAATTCTCTAGTAAAAAATCTTGTGAATTGCTGGAATATCCTAAAGTCAATCATACTACAACGTAAGAAGTAATTCTAGGCGTGAAAGTTTGAAAAATGATTGAATTTATTGTACTCTTTCTATGAAAAAGCTACTTATAATTAGCTAAATAATAGAAGGAGAAATAAAATGGACAATCAGCATCTAAGCGACGAAACGGAATGGAAAACTGTGATTGAATATGAAAGGTACGAAGTTAATAACTTGGGTCAGATAAGACATAAAGAAAGGCAACAAGTTTTAAAACCTCGTGCTAATAAAAGCGGTTACGAATATGTTAATTTTAATATAGACGGACACCGAAGTAATTTTGCAATACACAGAATAGTAGCAAATGCTTTTATTCCGAATCCTAAGTATAAACCAGAGATTAACCATAAAGATGGAAATAAATCAAATAATAAAATTTCTAATCTTGAATGGGTAGATAGTTCTGAAAATAAAATACACTCATATAAAACTGGCGATAGAAAGAAACAAACTAAAAAAGTTGAACAATACTCAAAAAATGGAAATTTCATTAAAGAGTGGAGTTCAGTTTCTGAAGCGGCGATGTATATGGGATGTGTTGTGGGAGCAATTTCAAATTGTTGCCTTGGAAGAACAAAAACCTCTATGGGTTATATATGGAAATTCGTCGAAAGTTCAACGACTAAGTACGTACGAAAACCTGGTACGTCTGTGCAAGACTCCTTGAAAAAGGATGAAGATATAGTCTAATCTTATAGGAGACTATAAGCAGTTCTTAAAGAACGGTTAGTTTAGGAAACTAATGAATAAAAATGGTTACTTTCTATGAAATTAAAAATGACGGTACACATGGTGCGCCTGTTCTATTTTTAGACACATTGAAAGTGTCAACAATTGAGCAGACTGCTGAAACATCATATGCTACTGGCGGTAAGGGTAATACAAACTTAATCGCTTGGGACTTTGGTAAAGAACTTAATATTACTCTTGAAGATGCTTTGTTCTCTGCTAAATCAATGGCAATTATGTTCGGTAATGGTAAAGTAGATACTACTGCTACTTCGTTAGTAAAAACTATTGAACTCGTAGCAACAACTACTTCAACAACTGTTCCTTTAACTTGGACAGATGCAACTGGGAAAACTATTAGTGTAGATTCTCCGTTAATTTATGACGCAGATGGTAAATCAGTAACTGTTACAACAGGCGCTTTTACTAGTGTTGTTGGAGACAAATATTTCTGCAAATTTGCATATACACCAGCTAACTCAGGTACAATCAATATTTCTTCATCTTCATATCCTGGTACTTACTACGTTGTTGGCGATACCTTCGCTCGTAGCCAAACTACTGGTAAAGATGAATATTTCCAATTTATCGTTCCTAAAGCAAAAGTTACTGCTGAAAATACAATCACATTGGAAGCCGAAGGTGATCCTTCAGTATTCAATCTGTCATTAACAGTATTACGTCCTGCTGATGGTAACATGATCAAATTAGTGAAATATGATGTTACTGAAGTAACTGTTCCGTAAGGAAAATAAATAAACTTGATTGGGTGGGGAAGTTTCTTCTCCACCTTATTTTTTAGGAGGACTTATGGATTATACACGCTTTGGTTTTAAGGAATTGTACGATGTTCAACTAAAAGCTACTTATCCTATGAACATAGGAGACAGAAAAATTGTACCTGGAGAACCTATCGCAATTTTTGACTCTATTCAAATGAGTACATTTAATCCTAGGATAGAAAGTACCTCAGCCAAAGGTGGTTATGGAAATGCTCCACAAGTCTTTTGGGAAGATACTACACATATAGATTTTATGTTTACTCAAGGAGTATTCTCTTCTACTCATTTAGCGCTTCTAGCAAACGCTGTAATGGAAAACAATACTACGACTATAGTGCCGAAAATTGAAACGCTCGAAACAGACGAATTCAGCAAAGTAACTTTACAAGAAGTTCCGCTCTCAAATAATTTTTTTATTTATGATTCAATTTCTGGCTTAAAGATAATAAATTATACCGTTCAAGATAAAGAGGTAACTTTATCTGACTTGGCGTATCATTCAGTTAAGGTTGTATATGACTTTGACTACTTAGATAATAGTATTAAATTATCTATTGGTGACCGCTTAGTTACTGGATTTTTAGAGTTGAGTGGAAAAACTCGACTAAGGGACGATAAAACAGGGCACGAATCTACCGGTATTATTATAATGCCGAAAATTCAGCTAATGTCTGATTTATCTATTCGATTAGGTAGGGATGCTAGTCCAATGCAAGGAAATTTTTTGGCTAGAGGATACCCAGTCGGGCCGAAGGGAAGAACTAAGGTAGCAGATCTTATTCTTCTAAGTACGGATGTAGATAATTAAATCAAAGCGTTAGCAGTAAATTGCTAACGCTTTTTTAATTGGGGGAGATGAACCAATGGCAAGTAAAGATCAATATATGAAAATTATCATTGATGGTGTAGCCAAATTAGATACTAGTAGTATTATGACTGGCATGAATACCGTCAAAAAACAAATGGATAAAATGAGCGGTACAAGTCCAGTTGTAAATTCTATGAATAAACAAATGGATTTGGTAGCTGACAAAGTAGCTAAAATTGCTGAGATTAAAGCCAACCCAATAAATGAAAAATCTGCTAAACAAGCTGTAGCTCTCTATGATGAAGTTCTAACTATTATTTCACAAATGTCTAAAGGTCTTAAAAATGTAGACATAAGTAAATTAAGTTTAAATGCAAAAGATGCTGGATATGTTGCATTAGCTGCCGCAGTTAGTGACTTTGATCGAAAAGCAACAAAGGGTTTAAAAACAACCGAAAGCTTTAGAGATACTTTAGTAAATATGAAGTCTATTAAAGTTGGACTTAATACTGATACTATAATTCAGGCTATAAAAGATGGAAAAACTTTTGATCAACTTTTAACTGAGTTTGATAAAAAAGATCCTGTAGTTAATCTAAAATTAAGCACTGAAGAAGCTAAAGGTAATATAACTGCTTTAAACGATAGACTTGCTGAATTAAGTAACCCCGAGAATATTAATAAAGCAAGAAGTAAGAACGGCGCTTTTTATAGTAATGATGCTGCTAAACAAGATATTCAATTATTATTAGATCATTATACTGCTATAAATAAACTTAAAGATGGTTATGAAAAATTTAGTAACTTAGCTGGCAAATTAGATATATCTGGTAGTACTGGATTAGCTCAACAATTAAAAGATTTAGATGACAAAGAACTAAGGGAAATTATTCGACTTGCTGAAGAGGCAAGAAAAGCTTTGGGGCAAACTGGAGCGACGGGTAGTACATCTTTTGGAGAAGCTGAAAAAGATATCGAAGGAGCTTTAGGTAGCCTTAAACAGCTAGAAAATACTACGAAATCTTTAACTAATGCTTTTGTTAATTTTTTCTCTATCGCCAATGGCTTTAGATTACTTAAAACTTTATTTACAAATGCCTTCCAAGTTGTTTCTGAATTAGACGCAGCAATGACTGAGATTGCAGTTGTTACAGATATGACTCTTGAGCAGGTCTGGGCAACTAGAGCCGGCTATTCTGACCTTGCTTCTGATTTAGGCGCATCTACTATGGATATGATAAATGCGTCTAAACTATATTATCAACAAGGTTTAGATCAAGCCCGAGTTACAGCCGCTGCTACTGAAACAGTAAAGATGGCACGACTTGCCAATATTGATGGTACAGCAGCTACTAATCTAATGACTGCTGCTGTTCGTGGTTTCAATATGGAAATGACAGATGCTACTATGATTAATGATACTTACTCATGGTTGGCGGCTAAATCTGCTGCGGACACTAGAGAAATCGCTGAAGCTATGACAAAAACTGCTTCTATTGCAAATAGTGCCGGTGCTAGTTTCCAAAATACTTCTGCTTTCTTAACTCAAATGATTGAAACAACTCGTGAGGCGCCTGAAAACTTAGGTACCGCTCTTAAAACTATTGTTGCTAGATTCCAAGAATTAAAAAAAGCACCTGGCGAAATTGGTGAGATTGAAGGCGAATACGTTGATGCTAATAAAATTGAAACCGCTTTAAAAACAATCGGTATTCAATTAAAAAATTCAACAGGGCAGTTTAGAGATTTTGATGATGTTATTATGGAAATCTCTAGTAAGTGGGATTCTCTCGATAAAATGCAACAGAGATACATCGCTACAACTGCGGCTGGCTCTCGTCAACAATCTCGTTTTATTGCTCTTGTTAGCAATAATGCTCGTCTATTAGAACTTACTTCTGGTGCTGCAAATAGTGCTGGAGCTTCTCAAGAACAGTTTAATAAAACGTTAGATAGTTTAGAAGCTAAATTAAATAATTTAAAAAATCAACTACATATATTTTATACATCATTAGTTAATAGTGACATTATTAAAATAGGAATAGACCTTTTAGCAAAATTTTTAGAAACTATTAATAAAATAATAGGAGCTTTACCAGGTGGTATTGGACAAATTGTGGCTTTAACTACTGCGGTAGTTGGTTTTCTAAGTGCTACTAAGATAATGTCAAAGGTTGGTTCAAAACTTGGCGAATCAATAGCTAGTGGATTAGCTAGTTCATTACCTGGAATTAAGCCACTGCTAGAAAAATATTTTGTTAAGGCCGCCGCAGGCGCCTCTACAGGTTTCATGACAAGCTTCGCAGCAGTTGGTCCGCTATTACTTAAAATAGCTGGAGCAGCAGCAGCCTTGTATTTAGTTTTCAAAGGTTTAAAATGGTTGTTTGAACAATTTACTTTAGCCGATGATTTAGAAAGAGCCAAAAAAGCAACTGATGAAGCAAAAAAAGCTGCACAAGAAGCTGAAACAGCTTATAATGACCTTCTTAATAAAAAGGAAGCATATAACGGACTAAAAGAAACTCTTGACGGACTTAAAGTAGGAACTAATGAATGGAAAGACGCATTAATAAAAGTCAACGATGAAGTTCTAAAATTAGTTCAAGAATTCCCTGTATTATTAGAATATTTAGATAGAAGTAATACTGGAGTCTTATCTATTACTGAAGAAGGTATGGATAAATTAACTAGTGCTGCAGAAGCAAAAGTTTTAGGGACACAACAAAAAGTTTATGCTAGTAAACAAGTTGAAACTGATATCGGTTTAAAATTTACTAGAGAGACATTTGTAAATTCAGCAAAAAATCAAGCTGGCATGAATAATGATTATGAAGGTAATACTAAAGGAGTAGCTGATAATAGTCTTTTAAGTGGAGAATTAGCTAAACAAATAATAGCTATGGATTCTACAATGGCTCCAGTATTAGAATCATTAAAAGTTTATTATTTTGAAGATAAACAATTACTTCAAATGATGACTAAATATATACAAGATTATACTACCATCACACAAGAACAGGCTGCAAATAACTTTGCGATGATGACTTCTGCTTTCAAAGATTTCGGCAACCGTGAAGCTGAATTCCAATCACTAGTTGATAGTTTTGCTAAAGAAACAAAAAGTAAAACATATGACCCTAAAGATTTTAAGTTAGAATCTTTTAATCAAGAAGGCGTTAAAGAACTGACTAATGATACATTATTACAAGCGAAACTCGTTGGTGCTACAAATATGGAAGAAATCTATAGAGCTTTATATGGATTAAGTAGCACAGATACGATACCAGCGGATCTTATAGCCGATTCTAATAAAATGAAAGAAGCCATCCTTTATATGAAAGATACACTAACAAAAGCTATGAGTGTTGAAGATTTATATGCGATGATAGGAAAAGATAACGCTAAAAAAGCAGCTGATTTAATATCTGGTACTGACGCATCGTTTGTAGGAGACCCAGAAGAGTATCTAAAAAGTATTATTGGTGTTGGTAAAGAGGAAATGTCGGCTTTTCTAGAGGCGGTAGGCATGGAAATGGCCGAGTTCACAGAGTTAATGAATTCTAGACGAAAAGCCTTATTAGAAGATTTTGCTGCTAATAGATTAGAACTTTCAAATATGGCTGGAAATAAAGAAGTTACTGATTCCTTGTGGTCTACAACAAAAAATCTAGATATGGATTTATTAAATCCATTTTATGAATCCATTATAAAACAATCAAAAGATCAAGGTCCTGTTTTTGCTAGAACTCTTATTTCCGGATTAGATGACGCACTAAAAGGACAAACTGATGAAGATAAAGAAAAAATTATTAATGCTTTTTCATCTGTAGATTTTACTTCTGAAGAAAGTATCGCTGCTTTCGTTGGCGAAATGGAAAGTATTGGTGTTGTTTTAGGAGATGGAATTTTAGCACTTTTAAATAAAGTCGCTGGAGCCGCAAATAGCGGAGAAGATATTCTCGCTAGCGTCAAAGGCGGAGCAAAGTTAAAAAATAAAATGCAAGCCGAAGGATTTAACGGAATATTTTCTCAAGAAGAATATGACGAGCTGATTAAATTAGGCGCGCAGGCCGGAGATTTCAAAACTGATTTAGATGGGAATTATATATTAATTGGGCAATCTCTTGAAGCATTAGCAGATATGATAGACGCTACTGCGGCAGCAGGGATAAAAAAGATACAAGAAGGTAATATAAAAGATTTAGCTGCTTCGGATGCTTTACGTGGGATTAGAACTAGTGAAGAAGCAGCAGCAACTTCAGGTAGTGTTAAAAATAGACTTTCTGAACTACAAGCTCAAGGTATTAATACCGGAGATATGTTTGGTAGTACAGCAACAGATATTAATAAAGATACTAGTCAAGAAGAACTTGACAGACTAAACCAGCGAATGAATGATTTAGTTTTAAAAAATGAAACATTACGCGCTGAAGTCGAAAGCAATAAACTCGGAATAGAAGCAATGCGCGTTCAAGCAATGAGTAATACCATAGAAGAAAATCTTGGTAAAGCAAATGATGCTGGTAAACGAAGTCAAGATAGTACTGACCCTGCTAAACAACAATTAGCAAGACAAGAGGAAGAAGCTTATAATGATGCTTTATTAGTTCAAGCTAAAACAGCTGGAATGGCTGAAGATGCAATTCTAAAATATAAAGAGGCGCTTGAAACTGGAAGCGCAGAAACTAGACAAGCTGCTCGTGATTCTATAGAGCTAGGGAAAAAATTTGAAAAAGTAAGAGAAGAATTACAAAAACTATCTAAACCTCTTTCTGAACTAACAGAAGGCACAGATGAATATAACAAAGCTTTAGAAGCATATACTACTAGAGCTAATGAAATTTTTGATGTAGATCTAGGATCTCAATTTTGGAAAGACGCTGTAAATATTGATTTAGCAAACCAAGCTATGAGTGGAAATCTTTCAGCTTATGGTAATTTAATGGCTAATATGATGGCTTCTGCTATTGTTTCAAGTGATTGGGCTACTACTTATGGAATTAATGCAAGAACTGTAGAAACTATTACTACTTTATTGGATTCATTAAAATTCGATATTGATGGAACTGCTGATTTTACTCCAATTTTTAATGAATTAATTGCACTTGGTATGAGTGTTAACCAAGCAAAAGCTGCTGTAGAAAGTTTAGCAGGTACTAGTGTAAGATTTAAACTCGGTCAAGAATCTATTGCTATGGAATTTCCAACTTGGAGTAGTTTTAATGTAGCTACACCAGCATGGGAAAAAACAAAGGCCGTAACTGTATGGAAACAATCTACAACTACAAAAAAAGTAACTCTCCCAACTTTAACTGGTGTAGTAAGTGGGAAAGCTATAAATGTTAAACCACCTAATATTAGTGGTGGTACTGGTGGTGGCACCGGCGGCGGTAGTCCTAGCGGTGGTGGTGGAGGTTCCGGCTCCGGCTCCGAACCCGAAAAATGGAAAAGCCCATACGAATGGCTTTATAACATCACCGAAGATATCAACGGCGAATTACGCAAACGTAACAAACTCGAACTCGAATTCACCGATATCCTCGAGGACCGCAAGAAACCACTCTCAGAATTACTTGCTAATGTAGAAGCCCAAAAAGCTTCGCTACTCGAACAAAACAGACTAAATAATGAATTAATCGCAGGTCATAAAACAGAAGCTACTAGATTAGCGACAGAATTCTCTGGAGTTACTCAATATGCAAGTCTTGATATGAATAGTCTTGAAATCAAAATAGACTACGAGGCGCTTAGTAAACTTACTGATCCAGAGAAAGGTGGACAAGTTGAAGAATATATTTCAGCAATAACTGAAGTTAGAGATGGTATCTTAGATGCTAAAGATGAGATTTTAAACACTAACGAGTTACTCGAAGAATTAAAAGCAATCGGTGGAGATGAATATAACGAATTAGAACAACGCTTAAAGGATGCTATTGTCTTCGCTAGACAAAAAGAAATTGATGAACTTCAAGCGATTAACGAATCAATTACTAGTGGTAATCAACGTCTAATAGCGGGATTACAAAAAGGTATCTCAGACCAAAGAGCGCTTCGTTCAAAAGAAAAATCATTAGAAAGTATCCAAGATAAAGAATCTCGTTTAACATTATTACAATCTGATACAAGCGGCGCTAGTGATTTAGCAATTGCTCAGTTACAGAAAGAGTTAGATGCTGAAAAACAATCTTACACTGATACGTTAATTGATACCGCGATTAGTGAATTAACCCTAGGTAATGATGAAGCGGCTAGACAAAGAGAGAATCAAATTTCATTAATGCAGAGATCGCTTGACCAATACATCGCTAATGGATTAATTTGGTCTGATGTTCGTAATATAATGAATGGTATCCTTACTCAAGGTACACTAACTCTTGAAGCTAAGGCTCTTTTAGAAAGTAGCGAACTTACAAAATCAATGTCATTCCAAGGCAAAAAAGAATGGACTGATACATTATATGAAGGTGTTAAAAGCGCACTCTTATTCGCAAATAATAATCTAAAATTATCAGATGCTTCAAATGCAGATTTAGTTGGCAAGTCGATTAGTTTTATGGATAAATCTGGTAAGACATTAACTGGTACTGTTGGTAAAGATGGAAAAGTGACTACTTCTGATGGAACTAGTTATACAGATTTATTTAGAGGAGCAGATGGAACTTGGCAGACAACTAAGAATGCTATTGCACCACCTGCACCAACTACTGCGCCGGCTACTACACCTACACCTACAACAACTACATCAACTGGAGCTGCGGCAACATCAACCCTACCATATACGAACTATACCGTTGTTTCTGGTGATACTACTAGCGGACTTGCTGCTCGATTCTTAAGTGACGGAAATAGATATAGAGAAATCTTAGATGCAAATGGTAAAGCGCTTGCTGACTATAACAAAATCTACGTCGGTCAGGTATTAAGAATTCCTGTTCCAAGTAAAACAGCTGCTACTGTTGCTGCTTCTCCTTCAGGTTATAAAGACTATACTGTACAATCTGGTGATAGTGCCTGGGGTATCGCGCAAGCGCAGCTAAAAGATGGTAATAGATATAGAGAAATTTTAGACGCGAATATGAAATCACTCTCAAACTATAATCTAATCTGGCCAGGTCAAAAACTTAAAATCCCTGCTTATAAAGAGGGCGGTAAGATTGATTTTACTGGTTTAATGTGGGCCGATGGAAGCAAAACAAAACCTGAAAGTATGCTTAGCGCAAATGATACAAAAAACTTTATACAATTAAAAGATTTCTTACAAGATGTCTCATTAGGTAAAAATAACTCTGCTCAAGAGATTATCAATTATGATATTGATATTCATGTAGACGAAGTTGCAGACCTAGAAGACATAGACGGATTAACAGAACGCATAACTAAAAATTTAGTAGATAAGGCCCAGCATAGAAACGTCAATGCTTTAGGTTTTGGAAGAAGGGGGTAACGCTTAATGGCAACAAGATTAGAATTTAAAGGAGATTATTTAGGATTTAGTTTCAATGGTCTCCATTCTTCAGATTTTAATATCGTAAGAGTTATCAATGGAGATAGGTCTGAATTAGACCTATCTCCTCCAATTAACGTAGAAGCGATGGAAGTCCCAAAGCGCCATGGCGCATTTTATACGGGGACAACTTTTAAGCCAAGAGATTTAAATGTCTCATTCGCTTTTGATGGCCTTACTGAAGTAGAGGTTAGTAATTTAAAAACTTGGCTAAAACCAGATGTTATGGGTTGGCTTATTTTTGATGAAGTACCATATAAACAATATAAAGTAGTTATCGCACAAGCGCCAAAGATTAAGTATTTAGGGTTTGATGAAAATTCTACTCGGGTGATTAAAGGTGAGGGCGAATTAATTTTCAGATGTTATGACCCTTTTGCTCATTCGGTTTTCCGTACTTTAAATCAATATAGCGCTGAACTATATCCAAATAAATCCTTTTGGGCGGAAAGTTCTGGGATGAAAGAAAGCTTGTCATCTCCAACGCTATATGATAGCACTCCTGATACTACTACTGCTACAATTAATCTATATAATCCAGGTGATATTGATACTCCATTATCAGTTAAGTCTTTTGTTCCGTTATCAAATAGTGGATATTTTCAATTCATTTATAACTATAACTCAGTAGCGATTCAAAAATTAGCTTTAGATTTAAGCAAATTTACTATTGGCTCTAGATATGTTATAGATGGGGAAAGAAAGATTATCTATTTAAATAGTACACCAAATGTCATTTTAAATCATGCAATTGTTGCCGGAGATTTTATTAAAATAAAACCAAGCCGAACTATAACACAAAATTTGCAACTAGTAAGCACAAGTGGAGCAAGGTTGGATGCAATAGATAACTATAAAGTACACTATGATTATCTATACTATTAAGGAGGTCACATGATAAAACAATATGAATTATCAATTTGGGAAGATTATATGCCTGATGGCAGTACTGATTTCCAAGAACAAAAATTAGTCGTAATCGGTGGCGATTCTTATAATGCTCCTCAACACGCGTATAATATAAAAGAACAAAGATCTATGAATGGAGATAGAACTTTATCTTTTAATATGCTTGGAAAATATATAAACGAATCTGGTGAACTTGTAGATAATCCATATTGGAGTTTATTAGTAAATGAAAGAAAACTTAAACTACGCGATGGTGCAGAATATGATTTTAGTACAGATTTACATGAACTAACAGAGGAAGATTCGGACAACCGTTGGCGCGATTACATCATTAAAACAATTAATGAAGAATCTGCTAATTATGTTTATTCTTATACTGCTAAGGAACAATATGTAAATGAGTTGGGTAAAAATGGTTGGAGCGTTAATTTAAATACAGAACTTAATAATAACCTTGGAACATTACAAGAATTAGCGGATAAAATTTTAGAGAACAGCGGCTGGACAGCCAGTGTAGAGGAAACGGTTTTAGAAAAAGTACCTATGCCGCTATTCAGAGCTACATTAAGCGGCGGGATATCTGCAACTCAGATTACGACAGGTACTACTTTAGAACTGTTCTCTGGTACAGTTATTTATTTATTATACTCTTGTGTCAAAAGAAATGCCGCTGGTACAACTTGGGAATTAGATAAATCTAATCCGATTCAATTCTTATATAAGAGTACCGGTTTTGTTGAAACTGATATAGATGATAATAGATTAATTATTGACGACAATTCTTTATATAACTATGAAATTGCGGCGTCTTTAATTAATACTTCGACTCCCGCTATGACTAGTGATATTGGCAGTTCGGCAATTCGTGGAAATTTTATTGTTAAAAAACAAGATATAACTTTTGATACAGATTTGAACCGCTATGTTTTAAAATATACGGTTTCCTCTCCCTCATTAGTAGGTCCTGGTGTCGCTGGTCTTCCGTTGGATACTCCAGTATTTGGTTATAAAGAAACAGTTTTTACAACTCCTACTCTAGTTAAAAACTACTTAACAAACTCTAGCAACTTTATTAATAATACCGCTTGGTTTTGTAGTCGATCAACAATTCCTGAACCATTTGTCTATCCAAAAATAACCTCTCAAGATTCTACTACTTGGGCAAATACAAAATTATTCAACTACTTAAGATTTAATTTTAGAACCGCAAATACAATGTATCTTAATGAAGGACCTCAAAATGCTAAAATGGAACTCGTAAAGGGAAACCGCTATGTAGTCCGCGTTAGAGGTAGAATGATTAATAGCGCTGGTACTGCGGTGAGTGGTATTCAAGATGCAGTTCATGTATCGGTAGGTAGTTATAAAAATGGTACTTTTTCGCGCTTATCAAACTACGCCTTTATTAATTTAGCACCTGGTCAACTAATAGGTTCTGGAAATATAGAAGAAGGATATCCACTTAAAGCAGAAACACGCGCGGCTTATACTAGCGGTGATGTTGGTCCTTTTATAGATGAACAAGGATATGTTTATGTCTATTTAACAGCAGATCAAAGTACTCGCGCTGATATGCAAGATATTAACTTGAGGTTATATAATAATACCGCTTTTGATCCTATTAGAGATTATGATTATGCGATTGAAGATATTCAATTATTTAATCTAGTATTAGATTCTAATAATAAACCAATCTTCCCAGATGATATTCCACAAGCAGAGACTATTGAGAGATACCGCTTCTACTATAAAGATACCGGAGTAATCAAAGATTTAGCAAGAAATATATCTTACTATAAACCGGTTTACAAAGATAGTTATAACGCTATTAGACAAATCAATGTTCAAAATAGTAACTATTTTAATAATACCTCGACTCTAGCAGAGTTGTTTGAAGTATGGGTTAGTTATCGAGTTAAACATCAGAAGAATGGATATATTTATAAAGTCAATGGAAAGCCAATTAAAACCGTATATTTCTCACAATTTGCTCCGACTAACTTGCCTGTAAATTATGCTGGATTTAAATACGGAATTAACTTGAATAGCATGACTAGAAATCGTGATAGTTCGCAGATGGCAAGTCGTATTATTGTTCAAGATAATAAACAACAATTTGCTAAAAATGGAACCGCAACAATTAAGCGCGCTATTAATAATCCAAGCTTAGATAATGAGATTTTCAATTTTGATTATTATATTAATCATAATCTATTATCACTAACTCAAGTGCTTCGTGATTTATATGGAACCGTTTCTAGTGATTTCAGTTATTATCCAAGGATTAGAAAATTAAATGAAGAATTTTATACTATCTCTGCTCAAAATTTAGATTATAATTTCGAGATTTCCGTCGCTAAATCTGAAAAAGAATATGCTGAAGAAGCTATTAACAGTGCGACAGAAGAAATTAATTATCAGAATATGAGATATAATACTATTCCTGCTGAAGATCTTTCTTATAGAGAACCTATTAAAGCTAATATTTTAAATCTAATTGCTCAAAAACAAGCATTTGAAAAATCTTTAGCAAGTGCAAGTGCGAGAATAGCTGATTATCAAACTCGTGTTGATAGTACCAAAACAAGAATGACTGCTATACTAGCAGAGAAGTCTGCAATCAAAAAAGAATTCTATGAAAAATATAATAGATTTATCCAAGAAGGTACTTGGGTAGATGAGAGTTATATTGATGATGACTTATATTATTTGGACGCTTATAAACTTGCTTCTGTTAGCGCATTTCCAAAAACATCTTATAACATAAATGTTGCAGATATTTCAAATATAGAAGGATATGAACCTTACAGATTTGAAATAGGAACTAAAACATATATCGAAGATACTGAATTCTTTGGTTGGACTAATAAGATTGTTGATAGTCAATCAATCAAAACCCCATTTAGAATGGAAGCGATTGTTAGTGAACAAACTTATGATTACGGAGACCCTAGTAAAAGTACGTTAGTAATTCAAACTTATAAAAATCAATATCAAGATTTATTTCAAAAGATAGTCGCAAGTACAAATCAATTACAATATCAAGCAGGTTCATTTTCTTTAGCCGCGAATCAATTTTCTGAAACCGGCGAGTTAAAAGTTGAATCATTACAAAATGCTTTCAATAATAACGCCTTAATTTTATCAGGTTCTAATAATCAAAATGTAATCTGGGACAAAAGAGGAATCGAAGTATCTGATGTTTTAAATAGTAATAATAAAGTAAGAATTACTTCTGGTGGTATTTTTATTAGTTCAGATGGTGGTAAAGTCTGGACTAGCGGTATTACTGGTAGCGGAATTAATACTAAAAAACTATTAGCAGGTACTGTTGATACTAATCAGATTAATATTTTATCTAATGGTAGTTATGCGTTCCGTTGGGATAAAGACGGTATAAGCGCCTTTCGTGAAGCTAGCGGTGAATTTGACCCAGACAAATTAGTTAGATTTAGTCAGTATGGTATTTACGGTACACAGACTTCTCGAGATCTTGATAGTAAGATTAGTAGCGCAACAACCTTTGATGAGAAGATTGATTTCATACAGAAAAATAGTAATTGGAGCTTAACTTGGGACGGATTAAGTTTAAGTGCTCAGGACGGTTCGGTAAGCTTAACTCCAATAGAGGGTTTGCAAGTATTCGGACCCGAAGGTATTTTTACAGAAGCTGTAATAAATAGAGGTTATAATTTAATTAAGCCAGATGGTTTGAGTAATTATCAAACCGGAGATATGGTACCGCTTCTTTCTGTAGGAAAATTTTATGCGTCGAATGGCACTCTAGAAACTGCTCAATACGGCTTATTAATGAGAAATAATTACGGTGAAGTTACTTTACAATCAAGCAACGACGGTAATTTATGGTTATCGAATCGTCTTTCTGTAGGTGACCCGCTATACGACTTAGGTAAAACTCAAGAAACTTCCAATATAGTAATTGACGGTACTAATAAATCAATCGGTTCAGAACCTTATATCAAAGGTTATAAAGGTTGGAGAATTGACTCGTTAGGTAATGCTGAATTTTATAACCTAGTAGCGCGCGGTGAATTTAAAGCCACAACGTTTGTCTATGATGAAATTAACGCTCAAGGTGGAAGTCTTATTATTGCAGAGTCTGCCGTTACTTACGGAGAAACACTGGTCCCTGCTTCTGGAAGTTTTGTACTTTCTGTTAAGAACTCATACAAGGGACAGCCGCTTCTTTTCAACGTTAATGACAAATTGAGAATTAATACGAGATTAGGGCATAAGTTAAAAATTTCAACAACAAGCGGCAGTAACGTAGTTACAACAACTGATACAACTTACTTATTTCAAGGAATGTTCTTACATTTTGATACCGCTAATAGTTTAAATGGAAAGAGTATTACTTCTATTGTTAGTCCAACTCAGTTTACTACTTCTGAAGCCGCTACTAGTACAGCAACAGATTTAGAAGCAGATTTTGAAGGGAAGATTGGTTTGTGGTTAGAAGTAACAGCAACAGGTACTTCTTATTTAGAATATTCTACTTATCCTGTTTTAATAATAAACACTAATAATAACGATGAGTTTATCTTGCCGGAAGCATTGCCTGTAATAAATTATCATAATAGTGATAAGAGCGGATATATAATTCTAAAAGCAGATAGTAGTACGAATGGCCCCTATATTGATATTTTAGAAAATGGGGATACTTTAACTAATGAAAGTAGTCATGCTTTGAAAGTAAGGCTTGGTGATTTGAGTGGTATAGTTACTCCAGATTTTCCTGCTGGGACGATAGAAGGTTATGGACTGTATACAGAAAATGCTTACTTAACTGGGACAATAGCTTTACCAAATGTAGGTATGACTAATTATGAATCCCCTACAGCATACGATGATGTTCGTTTTTGGGCTGGCTCAGATTTTGCTAATAGAGAAACTGCCCCATTAATTATACGAGAAAGCGGAGCTATGATTTTTAGAGATCCACTAGGTAATCCAGTATTAAAATTTGATCCTAACCCAGATTCTGGGAATCAAGTAATGCAAATTGGTTATAGTGCAATCTCAGACCCACCATATATCCCACCTGATAATTATTCAGTATATTTGTCTTGTTCAAGTAACTATATTATAGATGAAAGTTCTACTGTTACTATTACAGCAATGGTGCATAAAAATGGAGTAGATATTACAGGAAGTATCAATGCTGCCTTATTAGTATGGAAAATAAATGACACACAAATAACATCGGGCATTGTGGCTAATACATTAACATTAGATCATAACAACATAAACCAGGTTGGGAACGTAACTTGTTCTTACTCATGGTAATAGGAGGCGAAAATGGCGGTAGCAACAGGACAGATTACGATAGTAGATTTAAGTGATGGAAATTCTGGGTACAATTCGGCTACAATTTATCTTTATCAAAGAGAAACATCTCTTCCAGCAGTACCTGCTAGTTCTCTTACTTATACTTTTTCAACAGGAGTGATAGCAGAAGCTATAACTCCTTGGAGCAGAACAGTTCCTGCTGGAACAGATCCAATTTATATGATTTTTGCTACGGCAATTAGTACTAGTTCAACATATACTATTTTAACTGGTGAATGGTCTACTCCTATTATTTTAGCACAAAATGGAGCTGATGGCACTAGTGGCGCTGCTGCTAAATCTTTAAAAATTACTTCAGATAATCCTATTTTTACTATAAATTCCAGTGGAATTCTTAGTCCAGATTATATTACATTAACTGCATTAAAACAAAATACAACAGGTTCAGTTGCTTGGTCTTCTACTCCTTCTATTAATCTTTATACCGCACCAACTGGAGGATCGATTGTTGGAGCAAATCTATATAATACTGTTTATTTAAGGAAAGCAGATTTTGGTAGTAATTCTAGTATTACAATTACAGCTACTATCGCCGCAGATAGTTTAACTGATAAGTTACTAATTATTTCTGATAAAGAAGGAATTTCTGGTTACAAAATTTTTGGAAGTAATGTAATTAAAATTGCTGGAGCAACAATTGGGAAATTTTTAAATGTATCTGGTGTTGAAGAAGTTGATGCTGCTTGGATGTACACAAATGCTATTCCCATTATGCCAGGAGAATCTTATATTGTAAGCGGTTATACTAATTTAGGTACAGCACCATCAGTTTGTTTTTATGATGCAGTAGGTACTTTTATTAGTGGAATAGCTGGTTCTTCTAGACAAACTTTTACTACACCAACAGATTCTACTTCTATGAAATTTTCTTTTACTGTCGCAGATCAAAGTACAATTAAATTAGAGAAAGGAACAGTGGCAACTCCATATACTAAACCAGTAGAAAATGCTGTGCCTACTTCTGCTAATAACTCTTTATACAAATGGGACGCAACTAATTCGAGATGGGAATTTTCCTACATAGGTATGAATTCTCTTGATTCTACTGTAGTAGTTGATGGGGTACTATCTGCGAAGTTATTAACAGCTAGTAATATTTTGACTGGTACATTAGATGCTAGTAAAGTTATTGTAACTAATCTAGATGCCTCAAACATAACCACTGGAACTCTTAACGCGGATAGAATTCTAATCGGTGATTCTAACATTGCTCAAACCGTAACAGATATAAATAGTGCCATTAGCGATGCACAGATAAGTTTGTCTCAAACCATCAGCGATCTAAAAGCAGGAAACAGCAACCTCCTGATGAACACCGA